ATAGTACGCGGGAGCATGGTCGGTCAGTACAGTCGGTACGTTGCGATCGCAGGGTGCCGCAGGCAGCACAGGTGCTGCCGGTTTCAGCGGACCTTTTACTAACGTAGGCTTAATGCTGCAAGTTGCCGGATTACCGACGGTGGCTACAACGATCATGTGGTTAGATTTAAGAAAGACACAAATCGTATCGGGCAACTGTTACCGACTGGAGCTTAAAACACCAGCTAATAATTCGCAACAATTCAATTTGTCACTTACCCACCGCGACTCTAACCAAGTTTTGGGTACTTATTCAGGCGGTAAACAAGGGGATTTCATCAAGTTCAGCGCAATAGGTACCAGGCTTGTTGTCTCAGTAAATAATGTAGATGTGATCTCTGTAACCGACACTCGGATCGCGAGCGGTAGAGTGGCTATCGCTAAGCAAAGCGGCGGTTGGAGCATAGCCAACTTGATACTATTCTGATTTGATAAACAGCCCCACATTGTGGGGCTTCTTTTTACTTATCGTCTTTGTAATATCTATCGTCATAATTGATACACGTCAACCCCACCTTGTAGTTATCATCCCTTCCAGACGGTTGCATACTCTGCACAAGCATTGCCAGTTTAGAGCGTTGGTCGTCAGCACGAACCACGTATGCCGTCTTGTCACGTAGCCAGCCTGTGTATACATCAACGGTAGGTTGTCGCGTCAGCATTACTGTGAACGGGTCTTGAGTCAGCGTGACAGGGATGTTTTCGATTGTCCCCACTCGACTCGTCAGTGTGATGCTATACACCCCCCCTGGTACTGACTCAACCGGATCGCTTAGCAGCAACATTAAACCGTTTACGCTTTCCACCGTCCCCTCTGACTGTTTTAACCGCGTGTTGTCGATCATATCCACTCTCATGCCGGGCGCTGTTTGCAGGCCGATGCTGAACGTAGACGTGTCGTGACTGATACGTTGATATAACTGTTTGTTATATTCTCTGTTCGCCTTTATTTCAGCCAGGTAGCGCGACTGACATGCAGCAAGATCTATTTTGTTGAGATTGTTTTGCTCGCCTTTTGTCACATAAAGATACGATTGTGCTGTGTGGTCGTAATATTTAATCTGCACCCCGGTGAAGTTGCGCGGCGGTGAAAAACTGCGCGTTCGGCGATCTGTACCCGGTACTTTAAAAGCGTGACCGAATTGCATTGCTGAAACGGGCTGGGGTAACTCAGACCAGAAGTGTAGGGAACTACCAATCTGAAACGGTGTGACGTTGACCGGTGAACATATGATGTTGAGAGCGTCCTCGTATGTTGTTTTCACGTCGTCGAACGTGTAACCGCACTGAATTGACCGAGGGTCGCCGAAATAGTCTAACGTGCGTTGCTGTACTGCGTACAAATCTTGCACATCTAACGATTGAAGTGTGCGGCGACCGAATAACGGATCTGTGTGCATCGACACAATCACATCAGCAAAATTGTCGCTAGCTACACCGTTATGTACACGGGTGGCTAGCATGTTTAATTTTTTCTCTTTCTGTTTGACTGCGGTGTTAGTTGCGCGCTGTACAGCTTGACAAAGTGTTACATCCCCGTAGCTTCTCGGGCCGATATCTTGAATAGCGTACAGATCTCGCCAGACGACGGAATCCACTACGTTACCCTCCCAGTTTTTATTTGTGTCAGATGTGCGTCTCACGGATACGTTGACAGGACCGTTGAAAGGGTTTTGTGCAATAAGTGTTTCGCCAACAGCCTCTGTGAATTTTCCTCTGACCGACATTGTGTGGACTACAGACGGTTGGATCCTATTGGGATCACTTAGTGTCACGGCGAAATTACAACTTTCAGTGAATATGTCGCCGTTTGACAAGTACATGCCGTTCCTGGCATAAAGGTTGACCAGCACTTTGTCTGCTCGGTCGAGCAAGTACGGCCCTACGACGTAAGGTTCCGTCGTGTCTAAAGACGGGTTGAATTTCCTCAGACGAGTTTCCACGCCGGATGCGAATTGCCAAAACCCGTCCGGTCGTTCGTATGCGCTACTATATATTTCTTGACCTGTCGGCACGAACCCTTGCCAACCTTCCTTGCCGTTTATATCGAGTGTTATTTCGTTAGTTTGCGAAGATTGCACAGTGTAACTGCCCGACACGTCTCGCATTATGAAAACGTTGGGAATAGTCGAATGCGGTTCGAATGAATAAAAATCCGTGAGTATGATGACGCTTGAGGCCGGCGTTCGGTCTCCCCAATCCACATTTGTGTTGTCGTCAGGTATAGTTATTCTAAGCTGTCCGGTTGGAAAGCCTGTGAATCTGGCTCTTGATACGTCGGCGTAATTCGGTGGTCTAACTTCTGCCCCGTCGGCCTCATTTGAGGATTTGGCAACAAAAATGGGGAACTGGATGGTGTCTATATCCCCGCCTATTTTCAGATACGGATCTCCAAATCGGGGTGCTGTTCCGTTTTTGTAAAATGAGAGCTGCAATCCGCTAATGTTTGATGCGGGGGTAATGCCGTCGCGAATGTCTGTTAGTGCGTATTCGCCCGCACCAATCAATAAAAATTGAACTTCATGCTCTATCCTGTCTTTAAAAATTCTGTAATCCATGAGTAAATCGGGGAAAGCCCGCACTTTCCCGCGAATGTCGGGGATCCTTTCGCCTGGACGAGGGGCGTTAGTGCGCCCCTGCAACTCGTTGTTAGAGGAAGGGGATCGAGCATTACGTAAACCTTGCGGGGTTGCTGTTTTCGGAGTGAAAAGTTTTAAGATAGGGTTTAACACCGCACCTAACAACTTTGTGATACCCCCCAACACGCCGCCATTCGGCACTTCGTAAAGATGATATGTGGCAGACCGGTCGAACAAAAGTGACTCGTCAGTAATCCACGCTTGCGTAATGTTGACACTGTCTTTGTAAATAACTAATCCGCGCGGACGCTCTGTGCCGGTCGGCCAGCGTGATAACATCCATGCACCTAAGTCAACATCAGCAAACGTCTCAATATCTGCGCCGTGATAAACAACGTTAGACATTTTTCACTCTCCAAAATGTAATTTTTCTATGTGTTACTTTTACAAGCGGTAACGGTGTGCGGATCGTCTGACCCACAGACCCGTCCGGCGGCTGATAGCAGTGGTGTAACATTCCGTTATCCCACACCCCCACGTGTAGTCCACCCGTCATTTTGTTGGTCATCAACACGAGTGAACCCTGTTCGGGTGAAGCTACAGGATCGAAATGTTTACGCATCCATCGAACGAATGTCATACCCCAGTTTGTAGGGTCGACGGGTGAAATATCGATGTTATAACTATTGATTCTGTACCACTGCGCAACCTCATGTGTGCAATTCCACGTTTTCACACAATACGTATCGCCGATCATGTTGTGTAAGCCAGCAGGGAGGGGAATCTTTCGAAAGTCTGTATTTCCCCCGTTCCGCTAAAGTTGGTTTGCGGCGGCGCTGCAGTGAACGTACTGCCCTCGGGCGAGCTGGTTATATCGTCAATTTGTAACGAGTAAGGCCCATCTTGCACGCTGGACACTGTCCCGTCGTCACGCATGACAAATGACCGCAATTGCAATGACGGTTTTTCCCTGTTTTCGAGAGGGATCAGGTCTAAATATCCCCCGAGAATTTCGTTTAAATCTTGAATAGTAAAAGAAAAACTCTGTGACAAGTCATTCTGTTTTGTTGCCTTGACGATGGATAGCGGCACGTAGCTGTAAGCGTATGTCAGTCCGTCTTCATGCGCTGCGCTAAATCCCGGATACACGGACGTAATACGCAGCATTTCCGGCCATGAGGGGTGGGATATCGTAACACCGTCTACGACACCAACCCCGGTTGTAGCAACAGTTAATAACTCCCTCAATTCGTCTTGCATATCACCACGCTTTATTTAATAAGAGTCCGACGTCAATAATCTGACTTACGATTTCACCCGATTGATCCCCGTAGCAAGCCATCAGTGCTTGTCGTGATAGCGATGAACACCGGTCGAGTACCGGCACAACTTCGAGCGACACCTCGACTTTCCCGAACCAACCATTTGTTGTCAGCCGTGGAACACCACTAATTTGACAAACATGCGTTTTAATAACACCGTTGACCAGCAGCTCTGCTGTGAAACGTTTACTACCCTGTGATATTGTGAAGTT